AGTCTCTAAGTGTCGGTTGAGAACAACTTTGTATTCGCCATATGGGCTACATGGCATCTTCGCCTAGTGTCGTTAATACTAGACCGCCTTTCGGCTGCTTATGCTTTCACATAAGATGAGACTATATCATCACCGCTATTCGCAGTGTCTGGCGCTTCGGATCACTTGATCCTACTCCCTTGCGGGATAGTCGTTGCACCTTCCCCATTACTGGGGCTTGGCTCAGGATTACCTTATCTTTCGACTTAGGCTTCCCCTGAGTTCACCAGATTTAATGTACGCTAGCCACGTCAACGTACAGGTCGATCACATTCACGAGGGTCTTACCCTGGGCGACTTCACGGTTGCGACCAGCAGATGCTGAGAAACCAGCGACGATTTGGGCGTCAGCTGGTTTGATCATGAACACTGACGGATCAGAACCATTGTTGAACGCTGTTTGACCAGCTTCAAGCAATTTGGCCTCTGTGAGGGCGTCCGCTGCTCCGGCACCGGCGTCAACACCAGTAGAGATCTGGTTGATCAGTGATGCCATTTTACGAGCTACGGAAGACGAACCAGCGACAGCTGCTTGGTCAACACCAACAAGGCTGAACTCCAAATCGCGCTTAATGCTCTTGAGAGTTTTACCAAGTTGCAGTGCGGTTTCCTTGGCTCGGCCATAGGTTTTTACCGCATCAGCAGAACCAGAAATACGGAAGGTTTCTTCCAGGATCTGGGTGTTGTTGGTACGCTCAACGATGTCGATCAGAGTGATATCTGCGGCATCTGCGCCCTCGACCTTAGCGTTAGACGCTGCGGCGCGGAGGCTGTCTTCGAGGAATGAGAACGTCCGTGCGGACACTTTCTCAGTCTTCGTCATTGTCAGCATAGGCGTATCTGTGGGAGTAATATCTGAGAGGATATTGGAAACGTCCTCGGCCTTACCGACCTGAGAATAAGTTGTGTAAACAGTCATTTGAATGGCTCCTTGCCGTTTGACTATGAGTTACAACTTAGCTTTCCCAACGTGATAGGAGCATCTCAGCGATATCATCCATGTCACCATTCCGACTTCTGTTCTCACGGACACGCTGCGCCGCAGCAGATTGCTTACGAGCATTGATGTCCGAGGTAGAAGGTGGTGCCTTCTTCGATCGAAGGACCTTCCCCTTAGCTGTTTTGACGTGCATCGCCTTTGCCTTCTTAGTACCGGCAGCAGCTTTGCCCTGGTCATACAGACGGGCCTTGTTAAGGAGAGTGATGACATTGGGGTCAACGTATTGGTCAACCTGTTCTCTTGGGAGACCGACAGAAACAGCATATTCACGGATGTCATTGTACAAGGCATTTCCCCAATCCGGGATAGTCTCTTGGAGCGTTTTGATACACTCCTGAGCCATCTCCTGGCGCTGGGCTGCCTGCTTTTGTTGCACTTCCTGGTAGAAAGAGTTGGACTCCTCCTTCAGGAACTTGAGTTCCGCTTCAGCTTCTGAGGCTTCCCGGCGTAGTGCGGAGAAATCCTCAACCGACATAGTCCTGGACGCAACGAGCATGTCGAGGTCCTGGTAGGGCTTATATCGGGTTTCTGCTCGTTCTAAGAGCTTCTGATAACTGAGATCCGTCCGTTGTAAGGCATCGTCTGCCTCTTTACGTTTGGATGCTAAGTCTTGAGACTTTCGAGTTAAAGATGCTTCCTGACCATAGAGACGCTTCAGATCCTTCAAGGATGCCTGTTTGGTTTCTCCATCGACTTGGATGTCAACAAGACTGTCGTCCGACAGTTCAGCTCCGTCAGCCTCGCCATCATCGTCTTCATCGACTTCTTCATCGTCTGGTTCACCTTCATCAGGGTCCTCATCCGTTTCTTCGTCTTCCTCTTGGTCTTCATTTTCATCTTCTTCATACTCAGCTTCGGAACCATCTGTCTCTTCTACAGGTTCGTCAGCTGTCGCCTCTATTTCCTCATCGTCAGATGGGCTTGCGCCGTCTGTCCAGCGGTCTAGGATGGCTTCTGCTGCTTCATCGACATCGTCGTAGGCAGCGAAAGAAGTAGCTTCATTTTGGACGTTATTCATGGTCCAGCTCCTCTTGGCGGGTGTCGCCTTTCGCAAGTATCTCATCTTTGATGGACACCTGTTGTTTCAGTGTCTCAACCACGTCCACAAGTGCGCGATAGTGGTTGTACGCTAACTCTCGGTCTGAGCCCTGGTCGGGCTTAGTGTTAACGAAAGTCTGGAATGATCGCTCGACCAGGTTATTGACTACCTGGTTGAACGCAGGTTGAGACAAGACGGCCTCAGCCGCCTCGCCAGTTTCAACGAGTTGCTCTTCTTCGTTCATGGTTGCTCTCTTTAAGATTGGCTAAGTTAGCCGGTTGGTGATGCGATACCTCTGACATCATCAGCGTTCCTTAGGATCTCAAGCTCGGCCATATCGGTCATACGCTTGTGCTCCAGCTGCGCCTCTTTCAGATCGGTCGCATCAGATTGTATTGCGAAGCCGCGTTCAGCCTTGGTCGCTTCAAGTTCAAGTTTGAGTTGTGCGATTTGTGCGTCCATTTGCTGCTTGAGCTCCGCAATCTGGGTTTGTCTCTCCTGAAGTTCCAGCTGTTTCTGCTGCATCTGCATCGCCATCTCCTGGGCCTGGTCAGGCTGAGGTGGTGGGAGTTGATCAGGGGGAGTCAGGTAGTCCGCGACATTCTTGATGCCGTTGTTCTCCATGACATGAGACATTAACTTATATTGGTTCTGAGGTTGATACATCGTGGACAGAACAGGGTCCTGTGACATCAAACCATGTAGTGCCAGGTATTTCTGGGCTTCTTCAACCTGCTCACCATAACCGAGGTGCATCTCAACAACCACGTCACGTTTTGATCCCCATTCCGCCGGGGAGATTTGGACATAGTTGCCTGCAAGCTCGACGATCTTCTCTTCCGTCTCATGCTCGATGACCAACTTATAGATCATCTGATACAGAGGCTTCAGGAAGTTGTTGGCAAAGTTCCGGGCGATAATCTTCTGCCGCTGCTGCGACATAGTTGCCAGCTGTTCAACCATTGCGGCTGAGTTTTGCTTGCTGATGGCATCTTTGTTAAGGCCCTGGCTAAGGCGGGAGACGCCTGTGGTGTCTTCTTTGTCGTCATCCAACATGGCCAACGTCTGGAACACAAACGGGTTCAAAGACGCCTGGGGCATAGGCATGATCGCATCTGGGCGTGACACATTCACAATGCCACCAACGCGGTTGTCAATCAGTTCACGCGGGTTGGTAAGACCACCTTTGACAACCATATAACGCGGGTTGTTGGTGATCATTGTGTGATCGAGGATCGACCGGGTCAGTACAGTCCGGGCATTCTGGATTGGGATAACCTTCGATGCGAAGTTGTTACCAAAGAATGCGTGAGGAATAGGAAGTGGGACAAAGGCCACAAAGGGGCGCATCGTTGTAGCTTCCATCTCCAGGATCACGTTGCCTGCTTTGACAACCCGGTAAAGCTCGGCAACGCCGGTGGCCTCTGGGTCCATCATGATATAGCACTCATAGACAGTCACAGTGCGTACTTGGTCCTGGTAACCGATGTTTGAGAACCCACGGCTAGTGCCTACTTCTTCATGGCGTGAAAGGACCTCACCGTCTGTGTCCAGGTCTACATCTGAGTGGTCACCAATGTTCTCGATCTTCTTCTCATCGTACCCCATCTCACGGAGCTCTGAGATTGTTTTGTTAGTACGGTGTGCGCAGAAGTTTACGCTTTCAAGATCCTTACTTTGGGCCTCGATGATAAACTCTTCTGGGCTGATACTCTCGATGCAAATCTTCGATGCATCTGAGGTCACCCGTAGCTCTCCCGAGTATAGACCTGCCACGTCCTCAGTAATCTCTTCGATCTCGACGTTATCCTGGATCAGGATTTCGTCTAGCTCTTCCTCAGTGAGGTCACTGACCTCCTCGATGTGGCTTTCTTCACCATAGTAGTAGAAGACTTTGGCGATACCCGCCCGAGCTATCAGGCCATCGTGGATGACTGTCTGCATGATCTCGAATAGGTTGTTTTGACGGTTTGCAACGTAGTCACAATACTCAGTGGCTATCTCAGCAATAGGCTGGTCATCTGCATTCTGAGGCGCAAATCGAACGGTCTTGAAGCCTGTAGAGAATGTCTCCAGCAAAGCAGCTTTCATGCTCTCTACTGTATCGTAGACATCCATCGAAACATATTTGGAGTTCCCATCGTGGGCTGGCTTTGGGAGGACTGCATTATAATAATCCATGACGCGCTTACGCTCACGCGATAACTGGCTGTCGTAATAGCCTACGCTGCGGCGAATATTGTCATCCAGGAGGGCAACAATGTTGTCGTCTTCTAGTTTCTTATAATCTTTCTTATTCATGATTAAACCATTTCGATATAGTAAGCGTCAGACGCTTCAATTGGTTCCCAGGCACCCTCATGGATGTGGTTAGCGAGTGCAAGAGACATGACAGTGTCGTCAAAGCAGCCACCCTCCGCCTCCATGCCGCCCGTAGGGGTGACAATGTAGGTTAACATCTCACGGATTGTGGTCTTATCGTTTAGCTCGATCTCTCCCTCGCGGACGTTTGCCCGGAGTTCATCGATGATCAGTGGCTTGGTTTTGGACGTTGTTGTGAAGCCTAATTTCATGGTCTCTCGATCGGTCAGCTTGTCTACCTGGACTTCAGTAAAGAAGTTTGGATAGGCCATATCTTTACCCAGGCGAGTACAGGTTAAGATGCCGTGAGAGTTGTTCTCCACAATTATATAAGCAAAGTTAAACAGCTCACCTAACTTGTAGAGGACCTCAGCAAAGTAGTCGGGGTGAACTTGGGCACGATAGGTCGCAACTTGGCGCTTTTTACTGTCGAGGATCTGGGCGACTGAGAAGTCACCCCCTCTGACACCCATCGCAACATCAGCACCGATCGTGTATTTCTCACCGGGGTCGATCGTCTTGTATAGGGTAAGCTCACCTCGGATATTATCGATCCATTCACCACCCTCTAGGGCCATACGCTGTGTTGGATCAGGAGCTTCATCTAGGCTCTTCTGGAGCCCCTCTGGGTTGAAGACAGGACGCCCGGTCGTCAGGAAGGCTTCTGAAGGCTCTGCGGGATATTCTTGACGATAAAGATCTATGCCGTTCTGGGCGATCTTACGTCGCCTAAACATAAGCTGCTCATCGTCTAGGTCGTACTTGGCAACCAACTCTTCTTCTTCAGGTGTTGGCTCAAAGTTCTCAGGGACAGGCTCCCTATATTCAGGGTCGAGAAACCAGGGGATAAACACCGGCACATAGCCATTGGTGCCATCAACAGCACCTTTCCATAGATCATAGAAGATACCACTGACGCCGTTAGCCGTACTCTCAACGAAAATAGCAGTGCCAGGCTTGTTAGGGACCGCCTGGGTCATACCATTCCAGTTCTCCAGGGCCGTAGACTTTTGCCAGAACGCAAGCTCTGAGGCGTGGACGTGCGTGAGGGTCTCACCTCGACCAATGCTCTCACCACCGGCGGTGGCAACAACAAATGAACTATCCAAGACATCAAATGTAAGTTCCCGGCGGGAGCTATACTTTGTGTGCGGCTTCAGGAGCTCTGGGCAGTTGTCATGGTATCGTTTGGTCATATCGAAAAGCGCACGGGTGCTGTCTGAGTGGTGCGTGATGACCATCGCTTTACAGGCTTTGCGTTGCGACACGTTGAAATACAGATAGCCACCAACGTGGGTCGAGAGACCTTGCTGCCGGGCCTTCAGGATGATGATACGCACCTTACCTTCAGACGCCATCTGCTTCTCTACAGCCTCATGGAGGATGTGCTGGGCAGGCTTGAGTTTTAGAGGTTGGATGTCACCATCCTTGGTGCGGATCTTGAGTGCAGCCTCCGAATAGAAACTAAAGTCGTCGTATAGTCTCTGTCGAACTTGTTTAAGTCTCTTGTCCATCTTCGATTTGCTCTTCTTCTGGGGTGGCTACTAGGAGCGACTCCAGGAAGGCTTCAGCTTTGCCAATGGTGACTTCGCTCTTCGCAGCTGGTTTGGTTTTAGTGAAATCCAGGACCATCCTGGCAGCTGTTAGACGGTCCCGGTTTTGACCAGGTTCGCGCATGATCTCTACAGCAGCCCGTAGGGCCTCGATCGCATACACGTCATCAATTTCGTTCTCTTTTGCCATGATCGTTACGATCCTCTCTGCGTCTTCTTTGGCCCTCTTGCGGATAGGCTCAATTGCAGCAGCTGTGTAACCATCAGGAGTGCCCTTGGGTCTGCCGCCTTTATTCTTTCGATTTGCCAGCATCTGACGGAACTTTTCGCGTCCCTCGGGTGTTTGATGCTGTCTTGCTATTGGGTTTGTTGATATCGGCCTTGCCTTTTGGGATTGCTTTGGCGGCCTTGGTGCTTTCTTTCGCGGCTGGTTTGGTGCTCCCATCCATCGTCTCCAATATACTGTTTATGATTGAGAGCGTGAGGCGAGACTGAGGACAAAAGACTGGCTCAGGTACGCTCTTCCGTATCTCCCCAAAGATAACCAGGCGCTGGGCTTCAGACAGAAGATGTGAGTGTTTTACATCCTCAATTGCCCGTAGGATTGGAACCAGGTCCAGTGCGGTTTTATTCATGTTGCTCTCCAAAGAAAAAGAGGCCCCCGAAGGGACCTCATTAGTTTTACGCGGAAAGGGCACCCATACCCGGAGGTGGGGGACTTAGAGCACCCGGAGGCATCTGCATCCGCTGCTTCTCTTCCTCTTCTTCAGCCATAGCCTGGGCCAGCATAGCCATGACCGTAGCCATGACGATAGCAGCTGGGTGGTTGAAGAATTTGACCTTGTTGTTACCGGCGTTGTTGAATTGTTGCCTGATAAGGGCAGCCGTCTTAGGCATAACCGCTTTCGCCAGCTTAGGGTTGATCAGGTAAACCAACACGGGATCAACAGCCAACTCGCGTACACTCTGCATGTAGTTAGTGTAGTAGTCAGCCTGCTCCTCACGGTTGGCCACGCCTGTGTCTACCTCAGCTTGGGAGATTTGCCCGGCATCAAACTGCTTCTGGTAATAACCCTTCCAATCCTTGAGATTGTCCATCAACTTACGAACTTCCCGTACCGCATGACGCTGCGAAGGATCTTTGGTTGTGTAAGTATCCACATTCATCTGGAGATTATCTAGCTCTGCCATGATGTCGGCGTCACCCGTCTGTTCCAATAGGGGTCTCATAGCACTACCAGCAAAGGATCCCATGGGTGCCCGGTCACTTTCCCCGGTCAGGGGGTTGGTAAACAGAGTGTCTTCAACCTGGGAACCATTCAGATCTAAGGGGCCCAAAGTCATCCCATGGGCAATCTCATGGAGCAAATCAGAAAGAGCTTGGATGTTACTCACGGAACTGCCGTCATTCAGCAGAGCTCCTGGGTTGAGACCAAAGACAGTGCCTTCTGCACCTTTTCCGCCTGTTTCAGGACCCTTCCGATAGAACGAGGCTTCCGCAGCAGGATCGCCAGATCCATATGCAGCAAGCCGCGAGGCATACATCTCTTCCTGGCTGTCAAATAGACGGACAGTGATGCCCAGGGTGTGTGCCAAGCTCAGAGCCTGGTCGATAGACTGGATCCCATTCTCTTCTGGGGTTCCAGGCTTGCCGACCTGGAAGGCCGCTTTCACCGGCGGGACAAACTTCTTGACCGCTGCGAGGGCTACCCTTGCGAGAGTGCGCCCTTTGGAGGCCCCGCCATCACTGGCCCTGGGTGTTCGTCCACCAGCTGGCCCAGGGGGGCTGAGGAGGGCTGGGGGGATGCTGTTGTCGGCACCAGGTCCTGCATTGGGATCGATTGCCCCTCCTCCTCCTGGTCCAACTGCTCCAGAAGATCCCAGTCGATCTCCTTGCCCCAATCTATCTTGAACGGATTTCCTTGCGGCGTTTGCGTAGTCTGGCGCTTCGTCATCTTCATAGCCACGGCTTTCTCCATCTTTCTGCTTGGCTGTGTCGTACAGCCTTTTCTCTGGATACCAGAGTAATGCTTGTAAATCACTCATCGTGAGTGGCTCATTAGATCGTTGACGTACACTTGGGGCATCTTGGAGGCGTTTTAACCCACGCTGGAATACCTCGCGTATAAATGTGCGTTCTTTTGCACCGGCTGGCGCTTCTACCTGCCCATCTAGGTACTTTGCTAGGCCATTACCAGCTTTTCTTAGGCTTTCACCACCTGGGATAGCATTTATTGCAGATCTCCAGGCTGGGTCCATCGATGCTTTTGCAATAGCATTGGCAAAGTTAGAGACAGCCTTATTTGACATATTGTTACTAAGTTTGACACCTGAACCTGCAAATAAAGGTTTAAAAGCCTGAAACTCTAGTCCAGGCATCATACCCTGGATCTCTTTTGTCTTCTGAGCAATCATAGGTTTGTTCAGCTTAACCAGACCACCACGCCAACGCCCCACTGTCCGCATAAGCCAGCGGTCCATAGTTAGTTCGTCAAAGTTACCGTACAGATTAGAATAAAACCCGTTGCCAATTTTAGGACCCAAGATTGAGGCACCGCGCACTAGGGTGTTTTTGCCTTCACCTGATATCTTTACGCCATATTCCTTTTCAAGTTCCTTTACGGGCACTTTGCTGTTCATAAACTCAATCAAAAGATTATGTGCGCCCTCATCTGAGTTAGACTTCCGTTGGAACTTCTCTAACATGGTATGATACTGAGCCAGACCACTGTTTATAGCAGCAGCTGCCTGGCCAATACCTGCGTCAGTTGGGAAACGCCCTGTTTCTTTCAGTGTCTCATAAACATCCAAAGCCAACTCAAAGTTCTTATCAACCTTTAGACCATTAGATGTCACTGCTGTGGCCCAAATAAACTGCATCTTCGCTTTAGGATCTGTCAGAACTTCAGGGTGTAACTCACCTACAGTTTCAAGTGCCTGCGTTACTGTACGACCATACCAACCAATGGCATTCTCGTTGTCTTTTAGTGCTTCCGTGGCATCCTCGACCACAAAGTCAGCCAGGCGATCAATGTTGGCTTCATCGAGGGTGTTTAGGTCGATACCCTCGCGCTCCTGGGCTGCCAGGGACTGAGCCTGGAGGTCTAGTTTGAAGTCACGGCCTTTGGCATATATCTTGGCCTGTGCAGCCTGGAAAGAATTACTGAGGCTGGTTTCTAAAGAGACATCTGTCTTCTCGCCAAACTGGCGGGGTGCGCCTTCAGGAATACTACGGCTGTCGTTGGATTGTGGCCGGGTGCCTGGTGTGCCTGCAATGTTTGCTAGTCCCATATTTGTATTGAGGACATCTGCGGCTGCCTGGTCGATCTGGGTGGTAGAGTTTTCCACCTGGTGACTAAGGCCATTAGCATTTAGGATTTCGGAGACCTCGCCGTCAGCTAGGATCCGAAGTACCTTCATTGACCCCGCTACAGGCCAACCACCGGCATCATTGGTTGCACTGGGATTGGTCTTGTAATCGTAACTTTCATTGGGATTAATAAGACGCCCCTGTACACCGTCTAGTTTACCTTGGCTATTTAGTGAGGCGTCACTCTCAGCTTGAGTTTCTGCGGTTGTTTCAGGTAGTTCAACCTCCACCCAAACACGTTGAGAACCCTTCACATTAGCTTTACCCTGGTCAAACACTGGTAGATTGACTGCGTGAATACCAGGACGCCTAGCCAGTGGTTTTGCACCAATAGTGGGCTGTTGATCTTCGGCTTTATACCAGCGGTTGGCTAAGAAGCCTTGGGTCTGCCCATCAGGTTTTGCAAACAGAGGCATAACTACCCCATTACGAGATGACTGCACCTTCATCAGCTTGTAGGCCTTGCGGGTCTGGGTTGGTACTTGGTCTGGCTTTAATTCACTGTACAGAGAGCCTACCTTCTCGGGCCTGAAGGGACCGGGTGGTATACCACGGGCATCGTCAGAGATAGCCTCTTGAGTAGCCTGGGCCTGCTTTAACATCGAGGCCTTGCGCTTTTGTTGTAACTTTACGCGATCGACATAGGGCTTATAGAACTTGTCCACGTTCTCCTGGGAGACACCCTCATCAACGAGTAGCTGTTGGACCTCTTCCATGGCCTCGATTGGCATATTCTCAGTCTGGACAGCTTCAAGTGCCACATAGAGGGCCTGTGCCTCATCTTCGAGCATTGTAGGCGTCAGGTTCCCACCGGGGCGGTTCGTAGCCTGGCGGTTCTGGAGATCGAGTGTATCCAAGACCTGCTCTTGAAGTTTCAAGGCAGTGTCACGGTTAGCCTGGATGCCTGCCTGGTAGTTCTCGGACGTAGTTGTCTGATTGCCGTTAACCGTAGGCTGCGCTGGGGCAGTTGTATCAACATTTGGTGCCGGAGACGCCTGGGCAGCAGGGGCTGCGTCCATCTGGGGCACATTGCCCCTCTGAATAGCCCGAGCTTGGGCCAGGGGCTGGTCTGGGAGGCTAGTACGCTGAACGCTACTACCGCCGTCCATGAGACTGGCGTCCAGGTGGTTGTTCACCAGGTTGACCAGCTGGGTTAGAGCCCGGATAGGCCGTTGCTCACCGTTAAGACCGGCCTGGGCATCATCGAGGACCTTGTTGATCGCCACATCATTGGGGTTCTTGCTGTCAGCTGGGTGCTTCAAGCGTAATTCAGAGACCACTGTTTGGATCTCTTCTGCGGGGATACCTGTGCCGACCGCGACAGTGCCCAATGGGCTGCCATCTGTGGCGTTGCCTGTCATGCCTGCAAGTGTACTGACGATGTTGGCGTCTTCTGCCTCCTGGGCTGCCTTGGCTGCTGCATCGTCAGCCTTGGCTTGCTCTGCCTGCTGTTTTTCGAGTTGGGCATCGGCAATTAGAGATCGACCCTGGGGAGCATCTTGGCCAACGAGTTTCTCGAGCTTCGTTACAAAGCGGTTGACCTTGGAACGGCGACCCGTGGCTGCATCAAAGGCCCGACCGGCGGCAACAATGCCTGCGGACTTCAGTGGGCCAACAACAGATGCACCATAGAGGCTACCAATTGTGCTGAGGCTGCGGTTGGGGTCATAGTTACCTGAATTGTCAGTGAAGGGGTTTAGGAAGTCCGTGAATTGACTGACGCCACCTTTGAGGCCGTCCTGGAAGAGATCTGTGAGGACATCCCCCTGGTCAAACAGCTGCTGTAGCTGACCGGCTTCTAAGGAAGTAGGGCCTAGAAGGCGGACGATAGCGTCAGCATTCTCTTTTGTGACCTTAGATTTGACTTTGTTCTTACCCTGGCGGATTGCAGTGGCGGCTGCGGCGTAGTCTTCTAGTAGCTGATCGAGAGTTCCTGCATTCTTTGGAGACAACCGAGCTTTAACATCTGGATGGGTGGCTATTGCCGAGATCTGGCCCGAGATCTTCTCATGTGCAGCCTCGAGTGTAGCTTTTGCTCCACCACCGGCGCGTACATCCTTGAGGTTGTTGCCTTGAGCTTCTGATATTTCGCGGAGGGTACGGGCCAGGTCAGCAGCTGCGCCACCATATGCGGGGTCACCTTCAATCTTGGACCGCCAAGGTGCTTGACCGGCGACCATGGCTTCTGGAGCGGCAGATGCACCACCGGCGAGGCCTTCTGTGATGTTCTCTTTAAAGCTCTGTTCATCGCCTACAGCTGCGGTTGCTGCGCTTTCCCCAGCAGCCTCAGACGAACCTTGAGCAAGTGTCTGCCTGGTTATGCTTTTCTTGATAACTTGTTGGGCAACTAAACCCTGACCAGCCAGGTCGGCTGCGGCAATAACTAGGCCTCGAACTACACCCCGTGTTTGTGCTTCTTCCATAAGTTCTGGGTTTTTAAAAAGAGTAGCAGCCTGGTCAGGGTCTGATAGATCAATGCCATTCTCTGAAAGAAAACTATTTACCTCGTTAGAATATTCACGGCCAAAACCGCCTAACGACATGACTGCTGCGCCTGCTACGGGGTTACCCGTGGCAGCTGTTGTTGCAATACCGGCAGCCATCTGGGGTGCGCTCTCAGCTACAGTTTCTCCCAGGAATGTCATGAACCCAACCGGGTCATTTGTTACAGTTGATAGCCAGCCTTTGAAATCATCAGGAGCCTCAGCTAATTCTTGCGCATACGCTGCTGCGCCCGGCGACATAGGGAGATCAGCAGCCTTCTCACGCCAAAATGCAACGGAACCACTGTTTGCCTTGATACGATCAAACGCAGCATAGACATCTTCTTGGGTTTCCAGAGAGTTTGCGTTCTCGATGCGTTTAGCGACCACCTGGCTATAGTTGACCTGTGCCTGCGGTGATACACCATACTGCCCCATCAAACGGGCAGTGCCCTGGTCATCCTCAAGATTGACCCCCCGGCTTGCCATAGCGCCTTGGGGGACGCCTGCCCTCATGAGTTCTTCATATTTTATGGCATTAGCACCAGCTGGTGCTTGTATCTTGGCTTTTTCTGCAAGTGTACGCATATCAGCCATGGCAGCAGCAGTCGGAAGTGCAGAGATTGTCTGGTAAGTACCCCGGCGGACAGCACGGTCGAAACCAGTGCCTTCCGGGTTGATCTCAGGTTCTGCACTTGTGGTAGTGGGGGCTGAAGTGGTTGCAGGGTTGTAATTTGCCATGGCAAAAGCCATCGCGCCATCACGATCAGGTCCACGCACGGTTCTGATTTGCCCGTCAGGCATCTTTATCTTAAATTCTGGCATGTGAGATCCTAGAGTGAGTTAGTCTACAAAGGAGAAGCCGCCGGAAGCGGCACCCTGTTCAAAAGCGAGGATCTTACTATTGATCCTTAGTTTCTCTCTTAGGTGAAACAGCCAGGTAGCCTCTGTAGTATCAGCAGTGGCCGGGATTGGTGCCAGGAACAGTGCCATCTCTTTGTCACTGATGGCACCCTTGGTGTTAGCGGTTACGGCTAATGCCTCGTTAACCCTGTAGTTCTCAAGTCTTTGGCGGTAGTAGGCACGTTTAGCACCTTCATCGTTACCATAGAAGTAATCACGCAGACCTGAGCGATCTAACCACGCTTGTACTGTACCATCCATGGGGCCAGTCAGCCCCCCTTGTTCAAGGGCTGAAATCAGAGTGCCTAATTCATTTACACCTTCCTGAGCCATGATCATATCGGCACCGGATTTAGGTTTGTTTGCCTTAGCTTTTGCAGCAGCCTGGGCATCCGCGCGCCTCTGGCCTTCCACTCGCCGAGCTTCCTCGAGGGCAAAGGCTTCTTGCTCGGCCTGGCGGTTGTAATCTTGGATGTTCCCGTATTCCTGGCCCATTGCTGCCATCCAGTTACCGCCAGCCCCTGAAGGATCTGAGGCTGATTGGAGGCCTGCGGCGCCTATACGCATCAAACCCTCAGACCGCATGTCTATCTGACCAGAAGGGACCTTCGATGAACCTCGGGCATTACCAGACAGAGCTGGAGGCTTTGGGTTTGGCTGCTTTGGGTCTACTAAGGCTGGCTGACCCTGGGGATACTGCATCCCGTTAACTTGGCCCATGGTGAGTGCGGGGCGTCCATAAGTATATGCATTCATGATCCGAACCATCCTCCAACCTTCTGATTAATCTTCTGACCCCAGGTTGTATCTTCACCTTCCTTGAAAGGCGTGTTGGCAAAATTATAGCCCATCATGCCCCCGGAAATTGCTGCACCTACTGGGTCAGAATAGTTGCCGGCAAACTTGTTAGCGGTCTGAGGACCATTCTGGGTGAGCATCCCGTTCTTGTAGTCCGCGTAAACATTTGAAGCGAAGTCTCGGTTGCCCTCAAAGCGCACACGTTCATCATTCATTTGAGCCTGGTCATAACCCTGGAGGGCACCACCGGCACCCATGCCCATTTGGTAACCTGTGTTGGCCGTGTTCATACCTGAGTTGTAGGCATTCTCGATCGAGTTATTGGCTGCACCAGCGTTCACCAATGCGTTACCTTGATCGGCAAATGCTTGGCGCTGTTCACCCAGAGACTGAGTGCGGAGACCATCAAGGACTTGGGACGACACATCAGCGCGGCGGTCATCGTAGGCACGGTTGGCTACTGCTGTAGCTACACCGGCGCGACTGGAGTTCATGTTGTTTGTGCCGCTTGCTGCTAGGTCGATGCCTGTCAGCGTGTTCTCTTGCAGGTTGCGGCGATCGTCACGCATTGCGGCGTTAACCAGGGGGTTCATGTTGTCCATGGCATACTGGTTTGCAGTGTCCATACGTCCCTGTGCAGACACGCCATCAGCCATACCCTGGTACTGGTCGTACAAACCACGGGCGTTTGCGCCAAAGCCTGCATTAGCACCAGCCATGTTGAAACCACGGTTCATGATGCCCATTGAGGCATCCCCGTAACCTGTGGCTGCGCCGGTCTGGTAACCATTGGGGCCAGCATAGGTGGGTCCACCGTAGAAACCTGCGGCTAACCGGGCATCGTTGGCAGCTTGGCCGCCTTCTAATGCTTTGTCTGTGTATGGTTTGTATTGGTTGAAGCCAGCCATGTTCTGGCGGTTTGCTTCGTCTGCGGCGTTACTCTTTTTGTTTGCGCTGTAGAGACCTACACCGACGGATGCGATTGTTGCGATCCATGCCATATTATTATTCCTCTTCACTCATCAGTGTGTGGGTTTGCATAAAGTCCTCGAGGCCAGACAGATCTGGTTCCTCCAAACCCATTGCTGAGTAAGTTGGGCTTATGACCTCTTCTTCTATGTCTGAGAGATCTTCTTCTTGGTTGTGCTTTGTTAGATGCACGGTCGTTAGGATTGCATCCTCGAGGACGTGAAAGGCCCTCTTGGATCCCGCCGGTGAGACAAAGGTCACAGGTGCAACCAGGTCCTGTTTGCCGCCATTCTCAGAAACAACCAGGACGCGGCCTTGCATCAAGAAAGTTAGGTGAGGCAGCTTGTGTAGCTTACCTACGCAGACCGTACCTTCAGGCATAAACAGCTGTCGTGCATACTGGGCACAGCCATATTCGTCGCTCACAGGGGTAAAGTAATGCTCAACAGTAGCGTCCAGCTGTCTGTCTTGGATGTCTCCACGCTCAATACCCAGGTCGAGAATATACTGAAGAGAGGAGATGTCAGATCGTATGTTAAGGTCATGCTTCATACTGCCACCCAAGATGTGCCGTTATAGACAACAAGACCCTCGGATCCGTCACCTTTAGGGTCCCAGGGAGATACAGCATAGCGAACCATGCCCTTCCTGGAGTTATCGGGTTGCCGGTCGGTAGCTTGGATTGACGCATCCGCGAGAGACTGGATGACAGCCTCGATTTCGCGGTATTCCTCCTGGACGTAGTTGCCCAGGTTCTCTTTTGCCAACAAAGGTATCTGCCGCCGGACATAGCGGTTGACCAGGAGATTAAGTTTATCTGATAGAGACATAAATTACCTCCGACCTGTCACTTGGAGATCAACGTCCATACCTGAGAAGTTAAAGTCTTTTATGGTTGCGCTTGTCATCTTGTAGGACAGATAGCGGCCTGAGATCCGGGTATCGACCTTATAGGACGTGTTGCTATCAAAGATGATGTCGGTCCCATAATTAGGGGTGCCGGTGGGTATGTCAGCTGCGCCAAAGGTGAAACTAAACTCACCGTCAGAGTTCACCGTTGAAATCTGAGGTAGCATCTTACTGATCACCTTGTATCCACTAAGGGACAAGCCTTGCTCATCGAGATCGATACCCTGGCGCTCTAGGATGAAGGGCTCAGAATAAGCCGTATCAACAGAGAAAGACAAAGACCCTGTATCCGCGAGGTCAATACCATAGAGCTTACTCTGGGTCACACCCCCACCAACTGTAGAGATTACGATAGGGTGCCTCGCATACGGGCTCTCCTGGTCATGGTAGGAACCACCGATAGACGCATAAGTCTGCGTGGCATCTGCATATGAGAACACCGAGTTTACGTTGGCTTCAGTCCCTGTGATTACATTAGGGAGATCCTGGAAGGTCCAAACGTCCTCTTTGTAGTTGTACACGGCGGCGCGGTTGCACGATGTGCCATCCGTATATACGGCCATGTCATCACCGGAGTGGTAGCAGAAGTATACTTCCTCGAGATCCGTATTGTGCATAGTAAAGCAGACATTGTGCTTACTGTTATCGATGCCACTGAAGATGTAATCACGGACGCGACCATCGCAGATCGAGGTGCGCGTGTTACCATCAGTCATGTAGATATCGTCGCGGTCAAAGACATAATGGCGACCCTCGACCTCCGTGATGCAGTTCTGGTTAATTACACCAGCGTCATCAAAGACCTTGCGGAAGTTAAAGATGAACGTACCGCCTACGAACTCCATCATCCACACTTGGTCCTGTGAGTAGACCAGGAAGTTAGGGCCAAGGGTTGCACCATCGATGATCGGCGTCTTCATCTGTACGAGGTCATTAAAGCCAGCACTGTTGGTAAGATCAGTCTCATCCCATGTAGTAGGCACCTGGTTGGCCAGTACGGGGTCTGAGAACCTCACACGGTTTGGGTAGGCTACGTTGGTTTCCACGGTGCCCAGCGCCAACAAGAAGTCGCCAAAAGATCTAAGAGACGTAGTACGCATCCCTGTGGGCCAATTGGGGAGATCAATAAAGTTAGTCTGAGATCCTGTGCGTGAGATAGGCGTCTGATCATCCCTGTTTAGGTACTGCACATCAGCCAGGGTTGTGGCTGTGACAGCTGGGATAGTAGACGCCGTACCTGAGGTCGTCTTCCGGGTCGTAAAGGTCCCATTAGAGAACTCGCGGACATCGAAGACATCATCTACGACCAACACTGTGTCAAAACCAGTGAGCGAAGTGATGCCATAAGCAAACACAGGGTCGAAGGAGATGTCCGAGACACCACGCATGATGGGACCACGTTGAACAGAACCATCAGAGAACCTTACGTTCTTGGCTCTAGTGAAGGCGTTGATAGGGAGGTTGTAGGGGTCAACATCAGTGACCACGCCCACGGACCCTAGTCCACGGATTGGTAGGTTAGGCATGGCCTGATTTCCTTATGTTTTACTGGGATGGGACAGTGTAAGTACCGCCGGAGGTAAACTCCTGCACATTGGTGCCAACTTGGAGACGCACATAGCCATCTGCACCATTACCACCTCGGGCGTTCCCGCCAGAGCCTAGCCCCTTAGAGCCTATGCTCACACTTAGGGTTGCCCCCGGAACAAGGTAATTCGTAGTGCCTGTCAAGTAAGTCCCAGCACTGCCGGGGCTGCCTGCACCACCAGAACTGTCAAAGGTTGACGAACGGTCGCCACCAGCAGCACCGCCTCCAGCGCCATATGACGACGAAGGGGCGTGGCCACCGACATTAGGAGGCTCTGATTGCTTGTTGTTACCACTGACACCGCCTGCCCCATAAACTGAAGCCTCACCATCAGGAGACTTAATGGGATCTGGGCTGCGGTTTGCGTTTACACCCCCCACACCTCCAGAGGCTGTTACAGTGGTAATACCAGAGCCTGAGAGCGTACTGGACGTGCCTGACTGGGCAACGGTCGAGGAATAGCCGCCATTTAGACCATATCCACCCGCACCACCAGCGCCTATGACCTGATAGGTGACAGTGTACGCTTTAGAAGAACCACGGAAGGTGCCAGTCGCAATGGATGCACCACTGTTAGGGACACCAGTATTGTTGGGGGTCACAAATGAACCATCAAGGTAGTACTCGGACAGACTGATAGGGTTAGAACCACCAAACTCAGACTGAAGGGCACTAAAGGAGACTGCGCCAGATGCCGGTATGCCCATCACGCATCTCCAAATGCTGTAATGTCGCCCTCAACAGTCAGCGCACCAGAGCTAGACAACTTAAAACGAGCAGTCCCGTTGTGAGAAAACAAAAGGTTTGCGCCACTCTGAGTGATCGTCCAGTCGCCTAAATCAACTGTGGTGACATTGGCTGTAGGGGCGTTGAGCGTACCAGTGAACGTAGGAGATGCCAGGGGTGCCTTAGCGTTCATCTGTGTCTGGATGTTGCTAGTGACACCAGCAGTGAAGTTGAGTTGCGCTGTGGTGGCTGTGATGCCATCGAGGACGTTGAGGTCAGAGGTGGAACTGGTGATACCAGCGAGGACGTTGAGTTCAGCCTGTGTGGCACTCACAGCGCCACTTAGGTTGGGCAAAGTGTTCTTTAGCGCACTCTTGAGGAGGCGGATGTGGTCGTCAGCTTGCGCAAGACCGTCAGTGGACGCGGGGTTCGTAGGGACCAAGGCGTCTAGGTAGGTTCCGGTTTCTAGGCCCATCTTGGGTTCCTTTTATACTTTGGTTTTCAGGGGGGACCCCACGTTAACGAGGTCGGACAACAACAACAACAACGCGGCCTTTAGTCCCCACTTTTGAAATCGTCTTATTGATTGACCCACCGGGGCCTCAGAATGACGATAGGGGACCCAAATGGGATTGATTGATTGACATTGATTGATACCAGGTAGCCTAAGCCTCTGATATCGTTGATGACTGAAGGTCAACGGATACTTTATCTGATGACGCTTGGTAGACATTAGGTCATTAGTGCTGACCTTCTGTAATTCTTGTCTGGCTGAAGGGCTCGATCTTTAAGTACAGAATACGGACCTAAGTCACACACCTTGGTCACACCTTGGATGACAGACGATCACACATCCTTGGTCCACTCTTGCCAGACCTTTGGATGACAGATGGGGCACTTATGATGGGCGGCATGGGTAATGCCACCTTTGTTAAGACCAAGATCCTTGAGTTGGTACGATGAGTGCAGACGTAATACTTCAGCTGATCTATTGGCCAACCAGTGCATCTCATAAGCCTGCAAGGTTAAGACCAGGAGCTTGAGTTTGCGGATGATGAACCTCAACATGGGCGTTTCCTAGTTAACAGTGGCTCTTATGTTGTTACGAGCCTGAGTTGACGGAGGTTTGTGAGCCATATGCTCCCACCACCAAGGGACAACCAGGTCTCTACCGCACCCCTAAGTGTATCACCCGTATGACCGGGAGGACATCATGGGGACAGCTACTCTGGAGTGCGGGAGGCCTGGCATGAGATTAGACACAGTACGAGACTTAGGTCTTCTCTCTAGAGGGGTCTCTTAGTAGTTACGTTAGGTCACAACGGTAGAACTGAGGGAGAACACAATATGTCCAGAGCATGAACAACTATCCGTTGACCTAGATAATACTTGAATGTCGGACATTATGGTGCGCATTCAGTATCCGGGTCGCAAGATCCGGGAGGAGACGAAGGCAGCTGACCGTGGCCAAGGCTATGTGGAACACCTTCGTCTCCTCTTTTAGTTTACAGCTTAGGCTGCTGTTAGGTCTACAATCTCACAGACATCACCAGTGCAAGCCAGGGTCTGAGACCCGACAGTAGTATCACCACGTTCATAGAGAGCTAGTGTGTCCCAGTCGATCGACTTAGGGAATGTCTCCATGGCTGTCTCATACTGTTCAGATGAGATGTCCTGGTAAGGTGCCTGGGCATATGTGTGGTCTGACCTGGGGAGGAAAGACACGCCAGACATCTCATCGAAGTGAGCATAGACCCAGTCACCCACTTCATCCCACTCCTCTGGTCCCACTGAGACTGTGATCGATGGTTTGTGGCAACACCAGGCGCGTTGGTATGTCAGCCATAGCTCCAACTGTTCAATTGCAGTCATGTCATTGCGAGTCACTGCTCCCTCTGGTGCTTTCACTGGGAAAGCGAAGACCACAGTCGTGTCTGGTTTCATGACGCAAGGCTCATGTGGAATGCCCTGGTCAATCATGAACTCAGTGATGGGGTCTTTGGTGTCAGCACGGACAGTTCGAGTGTAGTAGGCACTGTGACGTGCGTGGATCCCACTCGAGCTATCATTCAGCTGGCTGCTAGTGCCCTCAGGTTTGACGCAAGTCACAGCTGCTGACTTATTGATGCCCAGGTAGCCAGCATATGTGGCGTTGGTATCCACAGCGATACGGCGCAAGCCTTTCAGTGTTTCATCCAATCCCGCATTCTCATGGGTCAACAGACGGCAATCCAAGATACCCGTGATGCTTACACCCAAGAGGGCCTCAGCTTCTGTGTTCTCCTGCCAGATAGGACGCAGGTAAGGGAACTTGGTCAGCGTAGCCTGGATAGTGCCCAGGATGGACGCAATGCGTACCTTGCGAGCCAGGCTGCCTACAGTGTCGTTAGCACGGGCAACGACAGACGTTAGGTTGCAAAACTGGGCTGATTTAAGGGTGATCTCAGAACACGGGTTGGTCCCGAAGTCAGACACCTCACGCCGTCCCTCACGCTGCACCTTGGAGATGACAGCAGCACGGTTGAAGATCCCACGTTCACCTGAGCCTGAGGCAACCAGGGAAGCCCATTCCTCATCGAAGAGCTCACGTTCTGGTGTGTCTTCATAGGCCACACTGTTGTTGGCCAGGGCAAAGTGTGGGGACAGCTGCCACCAACCGATCTTCTTTTTGGTAACCAGGGTGTGCTGGTCGAAGTCATCCTTGGTTGGCCCCTTGGTTAGCTTGATGTCATAGGCCTCGTTAACGCCAGGCTGGTTACCCATTGTGATTGAGTAGTACCAGGCTGTGTCAGTTTCAGCTGTTAAAGTGAAATCTTGGACATCATAAGAAGAACTCTTAGCCAGGCGCAGCTCTGGATCATCCAGGTCACTCAGGCTGATCATGGCTGACCGGCGTACACCACCTACGACGACGACCTCGCCAATCTTACACATGATCGAGTGTACCTCGATGGGCGTCAACTTGGAGTTCTCAGCCAACGTGAAAGTGTCGATCGTATGTCGGAAGAGATCCACCAGGGGATCTGGGCCAGACGCACGTCCACCAAAGGTCATCAACCGCTCACCGGCAGCGCGTACCTTGCTCACGTCCCACTTAGGCACGTTGCCCTGGTACAGCTCATCGATCAGCTGGCGGTAGGCGTCAGCCCAGCCCTCTTTGCTGTCCTCGACCACGATGGTCATGTCAATTGGCGTCATCTTCTCCGGCAATGTGGGCAGCTGCTCTACATTCTTACGCTCAACAGAGAAGCCAACGCCGGTGCCACACATCAGTATATACAGGACCTCATCGAATACCCGAGGGTGATCGACAGCAGTATAGCTACAGTTGAACCCAGCCACGTTGGACCGATCGAGACCAGGACCGGCACTCATCATGCACCGCATCGATGGCATGACCTCGAGGTTTAAGATAGCCTCCCGGATCTCGTTCTGAACGTCACGGGCCTGGAAGAAATCCAAGCTCTTCATGAGGACAGGGGAGACCACATTGGCAATGTAGCGATCGACAGTCTCGTTAAAGGTCTCCCGGCGGTTCAAGGTGTCCATGAACTTACTGTAACGGGACTGGTGGATAAATGATTGATAATCGGTTGGAAGGGAAACAGAGTTGGCAAAAGAGTTCATAGTTCGTCCTGGCTTTCTAATTGGCCGATCCGCATTTCGCAGTAGCGCATCGCTTTGCGCAGATCAGTGATTTCAGATTGTTCTGGGGTTTGGTTTGGGTACGCCTTGGAGCCAGCCCTGACCGCATATTTTATGATGTTCCCAACATGGAACGCCAATTTGTTGGTCATGATGAAGGTAATGGGCTCGATCGCATACTGGGTGTAATGAGACGGGCGGTTGACGATGTCTTCAGTTTCCATTGGCTGTCTCCCAGTACAGTCCCGCTTTGACCAGAGACACGAAGCCCACATTGAAGATTGCTGCAAAAGTCTCTGGGCTACATTCTACTTGCAGCGTGGCACTACCATCTTCATGCTCATGCACCTCTGTCACTTTGATCAGATCGTTGTCTTTATCCATCGGCTAACATCCTCCCGATCACTTGACGGTCAGATACGATGTATATCTTGGCACCAGCAGCGCCCCCACCATGCTCTGAGACTTCAGTAAGTGCACCGGCAGCAACTAACTTACGGGTCATGTGGTACACACAGTTTCTACCGTTGTTCTCAAGTAATGCTGCTAGGGTGAACTCACGGTCATATGTGTAGTCGTGAAACCACCGCAGCATTGCGCGTCTGGCAGACTTCTTGAGGGGCTTCTTGACTGTAGCCCAATCACCCGTCCTCTTGTCTACCAGAGACAGATACGAGCGGTCTATTCGGCTCTCATGGTGAAGCATGGCCTGCCCCAGCATAAACTCCTGCTCGTCGTTTAGGTTTCTGCATTTGAATGCGACACTCATGTTCATCTTGTTGGCTCCCACAGTTTAATCTGGCGGCCCTCGAGGTCCCAATCGGAATATCGGAGGATGCGAGCCAGTCGCGCTTGGGTCAGCGCATAGGTTTCATTGAGGTTTTGCTTTTGGTAAGCGGCAACAACCGCAGACCAGCTGGGGTTCTTGTCCAGGATCTTCTTGGCCGTGACCAAGCCAATCTTAGGGCATCCTGAATAGCCGTCAGTCACATCTCCCATGAGCGCCTGGGTCAGGAAGTTGTAGTCAGCAGTGCGCTCATTGGTCACCAAGAGCTCACCTGTTGTTGGCCGGTAGAGACTAGCTGGGATACACTTCATGTCTTTGTCGTCTGAGACAATGATCGTGCTGTGTCCTGGGGCTGAACCCATGATGCCCATGATGTCGTCTGCCTCGAGCATAGGCTCACAGTACCAACGGAAGGTGTCTTTGACCCACTGGACCATGGTAGGGTAGCCGACCGGCTTTCTCACCTTCTTACGACCACCTTTGTAGCTAGGGTCCACGTCCTTACGGAAGTTGTCACGGTCGCTCAGGCATACGATGAAGTGAGGGGTCTCCAGGTGCTCACAGACGCTGTCTATTGTGTCCTGGAATATCTTCTTTGCCACCTTCAGGTCGGTGGATAGGGACCAGACATCATCTCCCCAGTCCACTTCTTCTTCAGCAGCAGCACAAGCGCGGTAGAGGTATAGGTCTCCATCAATTAAGAGTGTGGTCCCTGCCGTTGGCTCTTGCAAAAAGGTCTTGAAATAGGTCATCGAGTGCTTCCTTAGTTTCCATTCCGTGCTCTGTGATCAGCCAGCGATTGCCAAAGAAGTCCTCATCGATCTTGATTGTGATGAGGCCCTCAGAGGCAGTCATGGCAACGTGGAATGCTGTGTTTCGTGCAAAGTTACTTTTGATTGAGAAGGGCTTCCGCCAGGCGCGATCCAAGACAATATAAAGAGCCATAAGATCGACAACGTCCTGGGTAACCTCAGTGGGTGTCAGCCCAAGTGACGCCCAGACCGGCATCGGCATCGATCCTGATGGCTGTCTTGAAATGACGGCCTGCCTCTCCCGCCATTCTAATTGCGATTTGTCTGACATCTTCAGCTATCTCCTTGGTTTTGCATGCGATTTGAACTTCATCATGCACCCAGGCCATTATGTACGCCTGGTCCGGCCCGTGGACCTTGTTGATTTCGGTGTCGATGAGTTCGACCCATTTCTTGCAGAGGACTGCTCCGCTCGATTGGAGTAGCTGACTGAGCAACTTTCGCTCTTCTCTGATGTATAGAAACCGCCCATCCAATCCTTTGAGATAACCGCGCTGGGCGGCCCTCTTTAGATTGCTCTGGAGCTTTGCGTAGGCGGGGATCGAGGCATTGAACTTGTCTTTGAGCTCTTTACCTTTCTTTGCATTCCCACCCACAATCTTACCAATCAGGGCATCACCGGCCCCAAAAAGGAGCGAATAAATGAACCTCTTGGCCTCGCTGCGTGAACTTAGTCCTGCACTGTTTTGATTATATGTATGAATATCACCTTCGAGGATCTGCCGAGCGTACTCGCCGCCATCATCCAGGAACATGGCCAAGGTGCGCAACTCGAGCCCGGAAAGATCCGCGCCCACCAGCGTCCAGCCAGCAGGAACTGTGAATAGTTTCCGACAGTTCTCACCATAAGGTAACCCTGCTTTCGGAATTGTCGCCAAATTTGGCGATCGATGCGCGGCGCGGCCCGAAATCGTGCCCCCAGAGACGATCGTGTGGCGGATCTTACCGTCATCATCGACCTTCTTGAGCCAGGCAGCTGGACCCTCGGCCAACTGGCCTATGCGCTTCTGTACCATGAAGAACTCAGACAGCTTCTGAGCCTCAGGATAATCAAGTTCACCCAAGATCGTCTCGTTGATCTCGGCATGGCCTTGGCCCTGGGTAAACTTCTTAGGCTTCCAACCATATTTCTGCTTGAGACAGAACTCGATGTGACGCCTGGATCCTGGGTTGAACTCAACGGTCTTACGCTTGATGAAGACCTCACCTTTGACATAACCCAGGGTCTTATTGTCCCTAGCTGGCGTAAACTCTTCAGTGATTTCCCAGGGTGGGAACAGGCTGTCTAAACCCCGGCTCAGTTCATCCCGTTTTTGACACAACTCAGCATACAGCTCGACAGCAGCGGCCCTATCAAAGGTCCAACCATTGTTGCCAATGCGGAGACAGATGTTTGCCAGGCTGTGCTCGAGATCGATGCTCTCCTGGGAGAAGCCCTGATCCATCAAATGCTCATACAGCGTTTTGGTCACACTAGTATCGAGGATGCAGTAGTCCAACATTTCCTGGCTGTAGTTCTCCCAACCGCCATCATAGTCACCTTTGAAGTGGTCTTCGTTCTTATCCAGGGACATACGCAGTCCCCAGGCTTTCAGACTGTGAGACCCCATCATCTTCTTTGGGAATGCGTGTGGGTTCTTGGCGTGGCGAATGTAATCATCCTCAGCCAGGGTACTTTTGATCAACCTGGATAGAACCAGGGTGTCGGTGACTTTAGCCGTGACCGTGAAGTCAGGGTAAATCTTCTGGAGTGCCGGTATATCATACGCAATCAAGTTTTGCCCACAGAGCTCTTCTGCGTCCGACAATAGCTGCAATGCCTCACCAATTTGGTCTGGGCCAAACGAGCGTACCTCGTCTGTCTCCATGTGCCTAAGCACGATGCAGTGTATCTTTGTGATTGTGTCTAAAAGTCCGTCACTTTCCAGGTCAAAGACCCAGCGGCTCAACGGTTGTCGCCAGAGCCCTTGAGCTTACCACGGGTCTTGCGGTCAGCCAGTTTGTCTAAGTTCATCTGACCCACGTCTTCCAGGGTCAGGCCAAGGTCCTTGCTCAGGGCTCCAATGTACCAAAGCACATCACCAAGCTCTGCACCCAGGGAAGCACGTTGCTCTGGGGTAATTAACAAACTCCCGTCAAACGCAACCTCTTCATCCCGGATCATCTTTTTGATCTTGCCCAGGCACTCACCGGCCTCGTTAGCCAATCCGAGTGCCGGGTATATCACTGGCCACTTGTAGATAGCCGTGTCGGACATACGTTCCTGGTATTCATTCAGGGTCAGAGGCGTATCGATGTTGATATACTTCTTCCCGTTCGTCTTTTTTGCTTTAAACAGCATATTGGCTCTCCTTTTCCAATTTAGAATGCAAATGTGGTCTCAGCATCACGGAGGCGGCCCGTGACTTTGTCATAAGTCAGGCTCCCACAGTGGCCTACTGAGCCAGTTTGGCGGTTCTTGAGCATCACAATCGATCGCATACCGCTGGTTGGGTCGTCCCGGTCCACCTCGAGGCCAATCACCTGGTCACTTAACTGAGCGAGTGAGTGAGACGACCTGATCTGATTGAGGCCTAACTTGGCCCCCTGCTCATGGCTCAGATCCCCTGAGGGGCGCTTTAGGTGAGACACAAGCAACAGGGTGATGCCCAGGGCCTGGACTTCAGTTCGGAGCTCAGTGGCCAGGCTATCAACCAACCGGCGCTCATCAGTAACTTTCCCCGTCATGCCGCTGACCAAGATTGAGACGTGATCGAGGCATATAACCTGACAGCCCAGCGCCTTGTTCATAAACCTGATGCGCTGGATTATCGTATCGAGCTGGGTCGAGCCGAAATGATCGTACAAATAGAACGGCGCACCCGTTAGCAGGTCAGCGTAGGCCTCCTCGATCTCTTCTTTGGTGGCCAAGGTTTCATCCACAGTGATGTTCTTGTTCATGTGTAGACCAACCAAACCCTGGGCCGTCCTTTTGGTCGTCTCCTCCAACATGATCATGCCAGCGTGGTAGCCAGATTGCTGGATGTGGTACATGATCTCCCGGATGAAGGTGGACTTACCCACCCCGGAGCCAGCTATGACAGTCACCAGGCTTGCTGGGCGCAGGCCCATGCTCATCTTGTTGAGACCATCCCAGGGATATGTGATGGGGCTGACAGCATCGCTGACACCAATGACATCGCGGAGGTCGTGGGCTGACACAATGCCATCTGGCCGGTGCTCACGGGCTTCAAAAAGGGCAGAGATAGCCGCCTTAGCGTTGCCGGCGACCAGGGCCTCGTTGGCGTCCTTGTATTCGGACATCGATGCGATCTTACACAAGCCGACAGGCAACAACTCAGCACATTCGATCGCAGCTGTCCGACCAGGTTCATCGTTGTCAAAGTACAGGATGACCTCTTTGAAACTGGTGATATAATCCCAGTTCGCCATGATTGCTTTCTTGGCTGACGCACAGCCATTCGGCAGGCTCGTCACGGGCCAACGGTGGTTTTGCATTTGCGAGAGTGACATTGCATCGAGCTCGCCTTCGCAAATAGTCAGCTTGCCTGTGGAGAACAGATGGCTCCCAAATAAGGTCATCTCTTTTGCTTCACCGAGGATGCTGAACTTCTTGTCGGCTGTCCTCAGCTTCTGTGCGCAAGGGCGCCCAGTCTTATCGCGGTAGGTGGCAATCTGGACCGTCTTACCGTTGTGCTTGCCAACCGTGTATCCAAACTTCCGACAGGTATCCTCAGTGATCCTACGGGCTCTCAGGGGTGCATATTCACCCTGTATTAGCCCAGGCTTAGGCCCTCTGTCTTTGGCCCCCACAGGAGGCTCTCCTTCGCCCTCCCAGTGACCACACCCGAAACAAAAGGTGTGACCGTCATTGTATAGTCCAGCGTTATCTTTCGAGCCACACGCACCGCATGGGACGTGGCTCACAAACTCGCTGTCAGTTTGATGGTCAAATGACATTTGTTTCTCCCGTTAAAATGAAAAAGGGGGCAGCCTAAGCCACCCCCTGCTCTCCTTGTCTGGCTTCCTCCAGCCAGTCATCAGGTATCCACTTGTGTGCATACTTGATCCCGTTCTTTTCGCAGTACATTGCGTATGTGGTTGGGCTACCCTTGTACAACCTGCTGTTCTGGTTACTAAATACCATTCTTATGTCGATACCAGGGTTCTGTTCTATGCAGAGTAAAATCTTAGCCCTGTCTTGAACTGTCCATAACCCTTTGGTCTCGCAATAAAAGAACCCACCACCAGGCTTTTGTAGTTTGAAGTCTGGCGTGTATTTATGATCTCGAGCCGGGATCCTGTAGATCACCGTGTCGGTCTCATATGTAACCTGTAGCCCAGCTTTCTTTATCTGATCTGCGACCTTCTCCTCGAGCCCTGAACGGAACCCGAGGCGATAGGCGGTAGATCTTGCGCCAGACATACGCACTGCATCAAAAGTCATAATTGTCGTCAGAGTCAGCAGCACCACCAGGGAACGTCTCAGCAGAGGCTTCATATCCCTCCACGGCATCGAACTGACCGGCAGACCCGCCGCTAGACACAGGGTCAATGATCTGGACAGCGCCTAGACGTAGGGCGATCCCACGGTTGGCACCCTTGGACCAAGCATCCATGGCACCACTAAGGCGCAAAGTTGACCCAGAATACATCAGAGGAACCTGGTCGATCGGCACCGGGTTACCCTTGGCATCCATGTATTTGGGTTGGAACTTACTGGACACTTTAAGTGTGATATCGCCGGTTTCGTCATCAACAGAGAAAGGCAACGAGACATTGTCCTTTGGTGTGAACTTAGTGCTGGTTTTGCGTAGAGCTTTAATTGCATCAACCAACGGCGCGGCGTCTTGCGCAGAGAGGATCAGGTTTGTTTTGTACTTACCTTCTGCATCAAAAGCGGTGTCAGGGCGACCTGGTTGAAGCCAAGCATATTGCGCGTGGCCAGCCTTAGTCACAAAGTTAACTTTAGTCATTTGTCTCTCCTTTAGAGTTTCCAACGATACAGATTTGGTTTGTATCTAGAGGGGTCCCTAAGGTCCGAGCACATAGAAAAAGGGCCACCCGGAGGCAGCCCTTATGGTCTTCTCGATTGTCAAAAACCCAACTGTGATAAACTTAGTTGGCGGTTGGGATTTAACTGAAACAGTATTCGCTGTTGACCACCTGGGAGATGTCCAGTGAGCCAAACTCGGGAACACTCTCAAGATCCATGTCAGGGTCCGCCAGGCGGTTGCGGCACTCTTTCTCAAACCGGCTAAAGACACAGGTGTCATCATAGATGTCCACCAGGCTCTCCCGGATACAATGATAGAAAGCCCATGTATCCGAACAGTTAGTGCCAAAGCTGTCATGGATCAGAAAGTAGTCACTGATCCCCTGGTTTAAACCCATCTGGATTGATAGAGACATATGCCCTGCATCGAGCGAGTGTACAAAGTTGGCGCTTACCCCCGACCTGGCTTTACGGGTGTCATAAACATTGGTGTCTGTCTGTAGATTGACCCTGGTCTGCTTACGCAGCTTGGCTTCCCGGTCATACAAGAAGATCCGCACACGTTGTGCCTTCGACTTCGTGTATCTTTGGACGCAAGGGAAACCAGAAGTGGATGTCCAGCGCACCGACTTCTGCTCCCGAGCAAGGGCATCAGCGTAGCTCTGAAGAAACTTCATCCCAGCGGCCACACTCGATAGTGTCTGAGAGATCACCTGGTAGTTCACAGAGGCTAGGAACCGAGCATACCTACCCTGGTCAGCCTTGTCGCCAAACGGGTGCTCCTCGATCTGCTTGTAGGCCACCTGACGCTGTAATGGAGACATAAGATCCTCGATGATCTGGTCGCCCATCCCACGCTGGACAGAAGAGTAGCCGTAGCACATGGTATTGCGTTTGACCGTCTTCCTGGTGATGCCATAGGACAACCAATGCTGCGCCTCAGGGCTCCCGTCTAACTCTAGAGCCTTCTGAACTTCATCAGCCACAATCTGGTAGACATCGAAGCAGTGGTCAGAGGGGACCAGGTTTGTCCTAAGGCCGTCCTCGTAGTTGCGCAGCGCCAGGGCATAGTGCTGAGTGCCGCTGTTGGTGCCATCGAGTGAGATTGGAAGGTGGCAGACATAATCTTCACCCTGGTCAACGAACTTCCGATATTCAAAGCAGGCAGCCAGGAACTGCATAGGCTTGTCAGCCTGGTTCCAGACATCAAAGGTAGCCTGGTAATCATCAGCGCAAGCCAAGATCATCTCTTCGTTCTGCAAGGTCCAATCAATGCGATCATCCAGGGACTTCTTAGAGATACCATCAAAGTCTCCAACATTGGCAATTTGGATCATCAACCATCCCTGCGCTGGGCCATCGAGAGGTTTACCATTAGCCAACATGAACGAAGCCTTGATATGGTCTGCCCTGTGGTAGTTGTAGTTGCCGATAGGGTACATACGACCACGAAAGTCAAAAGACCATCCGAGCCAAAACTCATCGATGCCTCTGAGGCCCTCCATAGTGCGCAGATCTTCGTCTAAGACAGCAGCATTGGTCACCGCCTCACGGCGATCCTCATGCCACTTCTTGCGGTCCTTTTTGATCTGCAAAAGGTACTCTTCAGAATAAGCCGCAGGGTTATCTGGAAAAGGTGTTTTCTCAGGTGGGGCTAAAGACGGGAACTCAGAATAGGTTTTGTTCTCAGCCTGCAACCAACGGATGACATGGTAGACATCCTCATTGAGACGTAACGGCGTTGCCTGTAGCGCATTTAAAGCTCTGACATAGCCTGGTGTCCCTTTCTCAAAGTCATGCTTTATGGCCAGCCTTTGCTCTTTTGTAGACTTCCGAACCAAGGGGACCAAAGAAGCAAGGGTTTCGTCTTGGTAGACGCCCGTGTCAAAAGCTGTCCAAGGCTTTGGGGGTATGACCAAAGGACCATACATAGGACTCGCCCAAGATGCATCGAAGGTTCTCTCAGAGATCTTCTGCGCTGCACTATCAGTCAGACTGAGGTGGCGGTGGGTGTGTACCTCTAGTTTCTTCCCAGAATACTTAGCGACATCCGTCTGCGTAATCATGAAGATATCACAGCCTTCGAGGATGGCATTGATGACAGGGCTGGCGATAGACACTTTTGCAGGTCCTGACCAACGCTCTGGCTGATAGCCCTCTTTGCCAGAGATTATCCTTGCTGCCTTGAAACGGTAGCGGTCTGAAGAGTGGGCCTTGGTGACCTGGCTGACCAAGCGTTTATGTAGCTGGTGGTCATACTCTTTTAGACCCTTAGAGAAACTCTCGTTTTCAATACGGGCACCTATGGTGTTCAAAGTGCTGACATAAGTCAGACCAGTGACGACACTGTCGTAACATACGTTTAAACCTAAGTAGGCTAAGACCAGTGGGTCATGCTCCTTGAGCTCCTCGATCCAGGTGCTAGGTTTTCCCTGGCCTGACTGGACCCTTTTTATTTCAAAGTCCACTAGCTTGGATATAACTTGGGCCACGTCAGTGAGAGCTTTGGTTATGACATCATGACCCGCATCTGTCTGGGAGCCCCTCAGTCTCTTTTGTCGATCTTCGTATCTTTGGTGACCCTTAGTAACCATTTGGGCTTCTCTAGCCTCTTGAGGTGTTCTGGGTTTCTTAGTGCCTTGACCATCTGTTGGGCCTCTTTGACTGTTAGGCCAGTCAGAAGGTCTTACCCCCGATACAACTGTCTCAAGTTTATCTTTTGTCATATATCTGCTCCCGTGTTGGCTAACCTAAGTTGTTCTAGAGGGGTCCCTAAGTTAAGCCATTGTATTATTATTATAATTTATAAGGTCTTATAGTAACTGTTTCTTCAAGTAAGAACGCCAAGAAATATGATGAGAAGTATCATTGCAAGGCTGAAAAGAAGAGTTTCAATCAAAGTTAAGAAGATTTCCAGAGTGTCATCAATCATCCTGCAATCCCCCTCTGATACAGGTGGTTTATACGATCGTTGATGCTTGAGGCCTCACCCGTCTTCATGTGGACATACTTCTTTGTGGTCTTAGGGTCCCGGTGGCCCATGACGTTCATAACCATGAACTCATTGACGTTCAGGTCGTTCACCAGGGTGGTGCAGTATGTATGCCGTGTGACGTGGAATACCGCTGTTTCATCACCCTTGAAGACTGTGTAGCGCACGTCTCCCCAGGTGCTGTAGAACGGGCGGTGGCGGAAGTATTTAGAGGGCTCACGGTCTAGGGCGTCAAAAGCTAACCGGGCTGCCTCGTTGATAGCAACCTGTCGGTCATCGCCATTCTTGGTGTCTCTAAGAGCTACAAACAGTTCGCCGTCAATCTCCACAAACATCTCAGGTGTAACACTCTGGATCTCGCCCAGGCGCATGCCGGTGTTAAGGCCGATCGTGAAGAAGTGCATCACCCAGCTGTGCTTATGGCCAGCAAAGAAGTCATACGCACGTTTGATCTCCAGGTCCGTGAAGTAACGGATGCGGGTGCTGTCTACCTTGTGAAACTTCATCCGTGGGACCTGGTCAGGTGTGATGGCCTCATAGTCCACCGCATACCCGTAAAGGGCACCGATGGCCGCCTTGTAGTGGTTACAGGTGTTCTTAGACAGACCACGCTCCTCCTGAAGCCAGTGGTCAAACTCGATGATGTCAGGAGCCCGGAGGTCTTCCAGGTTCTTGTCGGCGTTGTCGCTGTGGGACAGCAACAGGTTTATCTTCGCCTGGCTCTCTTTCAGGTGCTTGCCGGTCCAGATGCGGTGCGCGTGGGTGTTGAGGAAATCAGAGATCTTCATGATGCCACCTCACGGTTCATGTGAGCCAAGCAGGCGATCAGGTCAGCCGATGTACCATCAGTGCAGACGACCTTAGAATCACTGGTGCGCCAGGTGCGGTCAAAGTGTGGGTGGGTGTACTCATTGTAGCTAAAGAGAAACTCATCACGGCAAGCCTTGGCGCTATAGTCGCCATATACGTCTTCCCAGGTTTCGCCGGTGTTAATTACGAGTGTGAAATACTTGCTCATTGTGCTACCTCCCAGGTCTCAAACAGGGGGCCGACAAATTGAAGAGAGTATCCAGGGATCATGGCCTCAGCCACAGAGCGCACTGCCTCTGCTTGTTTCTCAGAGCTTGCGGCACGGCAGATAGCTGTGACACTGCGGATAAAGGCCGGGACGTTACCGACGGCAATGTGCCCCGCTGCGAACTCGAGTGCTTTCAATTGTGCTTTAGTAATCTTTGTCATCTTCAGTCTCCAACTTTAGGTTAGGACCGATGGGTTCCGATGACATCGTGGGTTGGTAGCGGCACAGGGACTTGAACCCCGGACACGCGGATTATGATTCCGCTGCTCTAACCAACGATGCCTGGAGCATCGATCGTGTCCCAAGTATAGTCAACGGATGCCCTAACCACAAGAACTTTCGTATATAGGGGGCCCCAAGCTAACCAGTTGAAAAAACACCGATCGCTTCCGATGTGCGACCGATGTTTAAAATAGTTTACCAGGTATCACTTCTGGCGCATCATTATGACGACTAATAGTCCAACTATGATTAGTTCGCTAATTGGGAAACCTATTCCACTGATCATGGATGACCTCCTTTCGGTTGGCTAGTGGATCCCTATGCCGCCCACTAGCGTTGCGGCTGATGGGAGTTGGCCCACCAGGGTTATTTGTCAGCCATCTTGAGGGCGGCTAGACGTGTCTCTTCGTTACGCCGGAGCCAACCACGGCCAAAGGTGTCGAAGGTCTTTAGGCGCCGGTAGAAGGCCTCACGCTCGGCGGCGTACTGTTCGATGATGTCTACTGGATCCATACGTCCTACAGCGCCTAGTGTCTGAGGACCAATGCCGCCATCTTGTGTGACACCCACAACCTTCTGGAGCATCTTGGCTCCTCTGCCGGTGCCACCATTGACGGCCAAGTCAAAGACAGCAAAGTCAACACCGGCTGGCAGGTCGTCACCTTTGACCCGGTCCCAATAGTTACGTTTGTATATGGGCGTGACATCTTCCACCGTCAGCGACCGCATCTCATCCTCAGTAACTGGACGATCTACCCAGCTCTCATAGACAGCTTGGGTGACACCAAGGTTCGTGCGTCCACCGGGGTCACTAGGGTGGTTCACATAGCCACCTTCGTGGTGCAGGATCATCTTTAGGGATTGCTCGAAGTTGTCTTTCACTTGCTTACTCCTTTAGTGCGCTCAAAGGTGCGCAGTGTGCCTAATCCAAGGAGGCCCATGAGCACGGGCATCATGGTTGCTGTGTCCACCTGTGGCACGTTGATTTCCCATGGGGCCAGCAGCGGTGAGATCATAAAGTTAATGGCCATGCCCATCACACAGACCCAAGCCGTGGCGGGACGCCAAGAGGACTGGAACCAGTTGCCCTTAGCTTCCTCTTTGTTTACCGCCAGCTGTGCGAGTGCCAGCTCCTGGCCATGTCGTTCTGCCATCGTTGCTATCTCATGACTGAGGGCTGCGGCTGCGTCTTTATCAGGAATAAACTTGTCGAGGAGACTTGTGACTGGGCCTATTAGTTGTGAGAGCATATTACCAATTTCCGTTCTTCTTACCGATCAACCAGACGACACCACCAAAGATGCTTATGGCAACCAGAGTGAATAGGATGCCTATCGTCCAATCGATTAGGGCTGCTTTGAGTTCTGCTTGCTTGTATAAAGTCTTGCGCCTGTGAGCCCTGACCTTGCGTAGGGTCTCTTTGTATTCTTCGACACCCTGCATCCCGTGCTGGAAAAGGATTAGGGTCTCTATCTCCTTGCGTAGGGCTTGCATCTTCTTGTGGGCAGTAAAGGCGTCCATTGCTTGCTGCTCGGCAGAACCAGTTAGAGTTGCAATTAGACCTGGGGTCTTAGACTTCTCAGAAATATAATTTATGTCTGCGCAACAGCCTGCGAACTTACTGAGGGCGGAAGAGGCATCTCGACCAGCTGCTATAAGTTTCTTGGCGTTGCTCACGGCTCCTGCTGCTAAGGACAGGGCGGTGAAAGGGTCAATCATTGTTAACCTTTATCCTCCTGTTACATGTGTAGTTTGGGGAGACTGCCCAGACACGGTTGTACCACCCACCGTTCATAGGGGCATCACAGGCGTAGTAGCACTTCTTGTGGAACCAGCTGCCTCTGTTATTGATGAACGTATGGGAGTACCCAACGAACACCAATGTACAGAGCATGGTTAATCCGCAGCCATCTTCTCGACAGCGCCTCGGATATGTTGGATGTTTTCGTCGATACGGGCCATGCTGACTGCTTGGCTTTGTACCATCACCTCGACTTTGTTCACACGCTCAGAGAAAGCTATCAGCTTCTCAGTGTTCTGCTGGATGTCTGCCATCATCATGCTGACTGTCCATACTATAGCAGCTGCTTGTGTCATAAGGCCAAGGAGGAGAGTTGCGGGGACACTTCTGGATATGTACCAGCTTTCTTGGTTAGCCATACGATTACTCCTGGGTGAAGAATGTGACTGATGTGTAGGCAGGAGGCCCACGCTTCCGTGAACCTCCGCCAAAACAGTTTAAGTTTTTCCATTATGCTTACAGAAGCTCTACTAAAATAGACCCTGCGAGTGCGTTAGGTCCACGGATACCCTGTTCAGCGATGAAAGTACTATGACCTGTATTCATATAACTACCGCCTCCACCGCCGCCGTGTTTTTGGTTACCACTGCCATCTGCGTCATCTCCGGACCCACCAGAGTACCCACCACCGCCACCGGCTGACCAGTTACTGTTAGCACCGCCGCCAAAGCCGCCGCCCGGAGCAGGAGACCAATTCCCACCTTGAAAGCCGCCCTGAAAGCCGCTTATATATGAACCAGGTGCGCCACCTGTTAATCCGCCGCTGTTTTTAACTTGCGAGCCGCCACTTAACAGACCTGCGCCACTACCGCCTGACCAAGCGCCATATGGTGTTGTACCGCCATTACCGTTAGTGCCGTAGAAAGCCGCGCCATCTGAAGAAGGTGTACCACTTGTATTATTAAGGGCTGCGTTTGTACCCGCCCCACGAGAGTTACTACCACCGCCACCGCCAGAGGCTATAAGAATATTTGCGCTGGCGTCGGCGTTCGACTGAAGGAAGTTGGAAATGGAACTTGCGTAAAGAACAAAAGAACCGCCGCCACCAGCACTGCTGTAATTACCTGAACCATTAGCTCCCGTTTTCCCTACAATAAACCTCAGAGCTGATCCTTTTGTTAGGTTATAAGTAGCACTCAAAGATGCCCCGCTAGCAATTGTACCACTGTAACTGCCTCCCGCTGCTCCTGCACAAGTAATGTGGTATGTCCCGTCTGCTGGCACAGTCCAATCTTGGTATCCGGGTGTGGCTACGTTGTAGTAGCTTACGTCAGATATAAAGGCTTGGGCGGAATAAGAGGTTAAAGCTGCAAAAACACCTCTTGCATCGCCTGATCTTCCAGTAGTTCCAGGGAGGAACGTATGTGATAAGAAATTATACAGATGCGGATCGATTACGTTAATAAAGAAATTCCGCACACTTGAAGCAAACCCGTCAGACGCAGTAACAGCAACGCTAGTGTTCGCCTTAACGGTAGGCGTCCCAGTAATAACATTACCGGCTATATAAAGACCTGTAGGCAGCACACCAGACGTATAAATAACAGCCTCACCCTCTGGGTCTGAAGCACTTAGGGTAATTAAGCCGGATCGGCCTAGGTCTAATCCCTGAGTAGAGGCGTTCGCTGGGCTACTCCAAACGGGCGCAGCATTGCCAATCTGAATACTAAACTGACGGGTGTTCGTGTTACCTGCACTGTCTGTAGCACCAACAGTAAACGTATAGGTTGTTGCGCCTTGCGCAGTAGACGTGCCTGTGATTGCACCTGTAGTAGCGTTTAGGGAGAGACCCGCTGGTAGGTTTCCTTCAGTTATAGAATAACCTGTAATAGTATTCTCAGCGTCCGTAGCGTTTACCGTTACAGAAACTGCTACGTCCCAGCGTGAAGTGCTTGCAAGGGTACCTGCGGATGTCGTGAACGTAGGAACAGTACCCGCATCAATCGTACCCGTACTCTCTACAGACAGACCTGTACCGTTTGTAACCTTTACCTTGAAAGGCTCGTTAGCAACTGGAAGGTTTGTAGCGTTGGTAACCGTAATCTGTGTGCTATTAACAAAGGTAACCGTAGCAGCCGCATACTCTGTACCGTTTGCCCCTTTGAATAACGCTGTGGTGTCTGTATCAAAGAACGCACCATTTATAGTAAACGTACTACCAACCTCACCGTTGAAGTTACCTGGTGTAATACCAGTGACACTAGGTGGTGTAGCCAATAAACCCCAGCCAGCGCCTGTAAAGGCCTCAAAGAAGCCAGTAGTAGTGTTATATCGAATAGAACCTAATGATGTGCTAGGGTCACGTTGTGCTGTTGTACCTTTTGGAATAACCATGTGTGTGTCTTGGAACTCAGAGACATCTACACCGTCAACTCGCACCACAACCTTACCGTCAGCACCGTTATCCACGACAGTGACAGAGCTATTTCCTTCAAGAATAGTTGTGGCGTCTACCTGGGGACCGGCAGGCCCTGTAGCACCTGTAGCCCCCTGCGGCCCCGGAACGGTGCTATCTGCCCCAGCTGGACCTGTAGCGCCAGTATTACCTGTAGGGCCTTGCGGACCCGTAACACTATTTCCTTGAGGCCCAGTGTTACCAATCGGACCTTGTGGGCCAGTGCTGCCAATCGGACCTTGTGGGCCAGCAACGGTGCTATCTGCCCCAGCAGGGCCTTGTGGGCCAGGGACGGTACTATCTGCTCCAGCTGGACCTTGTGGACCAGGAACGGTGCTATCTGCTCCAGCAGGACCCGTATTTCCTTGGGGTCCTTGGGGTCCTTGAGGACCGTCTGCGCCGTCAACACCAATGCTTCCGTCTGCTCCGTCTGCTCCTTGAATACCTTGAATACCTTGAGGCCCCTGCAACGCGGCGTTAGCAATAGTCTGCTTTTCCCATGCACCAGCAGAGACATCATACACAGGGATTAGGTCTGAAGACGTGGCATCAGCCCCTGTTGCAAACCCGGTGATTGCCGTGGCTACATTCGCCGTGTCAGTAACATCTGCACTAGCCTCAATACCCGCCAGCTTTGTCTCCTCGGCAGTCGTATAAGACGCCGTAGTTGCCGCCAGCACAGCGGAATATGCTTGCACGTTAGTCCCGATAGCCAGTCCAAGGTTTGTGCGTGCGGTGGCTGCATCGGACACGTCAGACAGGTTGCTGGCTTGGAGCAGGGCACCTGACAAGGACGCATAAGCTGCAACCCATGCACTTCCTTCATACACCATCATGCTGTCTGTGGTCGTGTTAAAATAGAGCGAGCCGGATACAAGGGCATCACCATCATTATCGACCGAAGGATCAGAAGTCTTCTGTCCGAGGTAGCGGTCATCGAAGCTATCCAAGGCAGCAAGGGCCGCATCCTTAGACGCCTGAGCAGATGATGCAGATGATGCAGCAGACGTTGCCGATGTGGCAGCTTCCCCAGCTTTAGTCGTGGATATGCCAGCCTGCGTTGTCGCCGTTGCAGCCGATGTCGATGCGTTGGTTTCGCTGGTTGCAGCAGCAGTCTCAGATGCAGCAGCATTAGTCTCCGCAGTTTCAGCCGCAGTCTGTGCTGTTTCAGCGTTGGTCTCAGCAGTTTCCGCAGCAGCCTGCGCAGCAACACTAGCAATGCGCGAGGCTTCACTTAATGTGGCGCTATTAGAAGCATTTGACTCACTGGTTGAGGCATTGGCCTCGCTGGTTGCAGCAGCGTTTTTACTGGCTAAAGCAGCAGCGGCACTAGCAGCGCTTTCAGCAGCTTTGGTTGTCGCTATGCCAGCTTGCGTTGTTGATGTCGCGGCGCTTGTGGAAGCATTAGTCTCGCTGGTCGCAGCGTTTGCCTCACTGGTCGCCGCAGCGGCTTCTGAAGTCGAGGCTGCGTCCCTAGCAGCTTCACTAGCAGCTTGTGCAGTTTGACTAGCAGTCTTCGCGGTTTCTGAAGCACCCTGTGCGGCCACACTAGCAATGCGAGAGGTCTCACTAGCTGTCGCGCTGGTTGCAGCATTGCCTTCGCTATTTGCGCTGTTGGCCTCGCTGGTTGCCGCAGCATTTTCACTGGCTAGAGCAGCAGCGGCACTAGCAGCACTCTCTGCCGCTTTAGTCGTAGAGATGCCAGCTTGAGTTGTTGCCACACCTTGCGAGGCTGCGGCATTGGTTTCGCTAGTTAAAGCATTGGACGCGCTTGTAGATGCAGCAGACGAACTTGAAGCAGCATTGGTCTCAGACGTATCAGCATTGGTCTCAGCAGTTTCAGCAGCAACCTGTGCGGCCACACTGGCGACACGAGAAGCCTCACTGGCTGTGGCGCTAGTTGCGCTATTGGCTTCGCTGGTTGCGCTATTGGTCTCGCTAGATGCAGCAGCGTTCTGGCTGGCTAGGGCAGCAGCGGCACTTGCAGCACTCTCCGCAGCTTTAGTTGTCGAAATACCAGCCTGTGTTGTTGCCACACCTTCAGAGGTTGCAGAGTTGGTTTCGCTAGTTGAAGCATTAGAGGCGCTCGTAGATGCAGCAGATTCACTAGCAGCAGCGTTGGTCTCAGCAGTTTCAGCAGCGACCTTAGCCACACCAGAGGCCACGTTAGACGCTTCCGATGCAGAAGCACTGGTTGCACTATTGGATGCCTCTGTGGCAGCTGTGTCGGCGCTAGTGGCCGCAGCATTCTCGGAGGATAAAGCAGCGGCTGCGCTGGCGGCAGCATTGGTCTCTGCTGTTTCCGCAGCAACCTCTGCGGCGCCAGAAGCTACCTCAGATGCACTGGCTGCGTCACGGGCAGTCTCAGCTGAGGTCTTGGCTGTTTCTGCGGCGACCTTAGCGGCCTCAGATGCAACTCTGGATGCCTGTGAGGCAGCGGCAGAGTTGGAGCTTGCTGTGGCACTAGCTGCGCCTTCAGAAGCCTTTGTGGTGGCTGTGGACGCAGAGGCTGCGCCAGATGATGCTGATGTTGCAGAGGCAGCAGCAGAGGCAGCAGCAGCAGCCTCAGAGAGGGCCGCTGCGTTCTTACTGTCTTCGATTGCAGTTATGTTGCTAGGGGCTACTGGATCAACATCTGTGTTGTCAGGAGTTACACCAGTGCCGCTGTAGAAAGATGATGATGCCATTAGTTACCTCAGTCCTCGAAATTAGATGTTGGGCGCATTGTTGAGGCCATCCCAGATGTCTCACCAGTGTCGGCTTGCCCCTGGATCTCGGACAAGAAGTTGCCAGATTTACTTTCAAACAACGGACCACGTTCATCGAGGAAATAGTCGGAAGCATATGAGAGTGCTGTGTATGTCAGTAGATCTGAAGCAATTTTAGTTATTACATTTGTGCTAACGTCAGTAGCGAGCTCATCAAATTCGGCGTAATAGTTCAGATAAACCTGGCCTGACGAAGGCATAGGGAACAGCTTGATCACCTCACGTTCCCTGGTGAAGTAGATGGGGTTCCCGCCCTGACCTGTAGATTGCAGCTGTGCCATCTCATGCATAGGTATGCGAACCAAGGCGCGGCCTGCGTATTGGAGGTCTATAATCTCCAGGAGGTTTGAGGGTATGACAATCTGACTGACTGCAACACCAGAGGTGATTGAGTAGGACTGTTGCTTCTCCATAGATGGTATGCGGAGTAAACGCTGTATCCTGGTCATAGCCTGGTCAATGAAGGTATCGGCCAAAGCATCAGTGCAGTCGCTACGGTTCAAAAGAGCAATAAAGTGTGCCCGGATTTGGCCTTTGTTCATTCTGCTATATCCTCTTATCGGTCGTCATGAATGCAGTCAGATCTTGTTCCTGGAGACGCTTGACGATCGCTGCGCCGGTCTCTTCGTAGATATTGAAACCTTCGCGTAACCATTGCTCTGCAACTACGGTTGGTATTGACGCCACACGCATATAGTCACCCTCGAGCCGAGTGGTGCTTTCATTACGGGCATCCTTCAGGTCATCTAGAAAAGCCTGGGAAATGTTCTGGGTGTGTTTCTTGACCAGGTCAAAGCCTTGAGTCAGGAATTCAGTCTGCACACCGTGCAGTTTGGTCTCTTTAGTCATTTAGGGGGGGTATCCTTGGGAGGTTAGGTGAGGACGCCCAGGTCCCCAGGAAAAGGAGAGCAAAAGTCCTGGGAGTTAGGGCGTCCTCGCACGGGCCTTAGGAAAGGCCGGTGATCTTCACACTGTCCGCGAAGTTACTGTGTTTACAGGAATATTCGCCGACCACCATATGGCGATCTGAGTCGCCTTGCTTGGCTAGGAGTGTGCGTGTGAACGGACGCAGTACGCATGTTTTGAACATGGACGGGTCGATCAACAGGGCGTGTGAAGTCTCTAAGTGTCTGTTAAGAACCACTTTATATTCGCCATAGGGCGAGACATAGAGGTCGATCACATTCACAAGGGTCTTACCCTGGGCGACTTCACGGTTGCGACCCGCAGAGGCTGAGAAACCGGCGACGATTTGGGCGTCAGCTGGTTTGATCATGAACACTGACGGATCAGAGCCATTGTTGAACGCTGTTTGACCAGCTTCAAGCAACTTGGCCTCTGTGAGGGCGTCCGTTGCGTTGGCACCGGCGTCAATACCAGTAGAGATCTGGTTGATCAGTGATGCCATTTTACGAGCTACGGAAGACGAACCAGCGACAGCTGCTTGGTCAACACCAACAAGGCTGAACTCCAAATCGCGCTTAATGCTCTTGAG